CACCCTGATCGCGCTGTTGAGACGAGCTATTTCGGTATCGACGAAGAGACCGGGCTGGAAATCCGTGTACGCCCTGATATCGAGATCCCATTCGATATGGTGCGTGTAGGGGCCGACCTGAAAACCATCAGTATGTGGAACGTGAAGCAGTCCGGCCTTCGGGCCCGCCTCCACCGCGAGATTATCGACCGCGATTATCACCTCAGCGCGGCTATGTACATGAGCACCGCGGCGCTGGACCAGTTCTTCTGGATTTTCGTCAACAAAGACGAGGGTTACCACTGGATCGCCATCGTCGAGGCCAGCGAGGAACTGATAGAGCTGGGCATGCTCGAGTATCGCCAGACAATGAACCGCATCGCAAACGCGTTCGACACTGGCGAATGGCCAGCGCCGATCACCGAAGACTACACCGACGAACTGAACGACTTCGACCTGCGCCGCCTTGAAGCGCTGCGCTTGGCTTAATGGAGAGAATGAACATGCAAAACACCAACATTATCGCTGCTGAGCAGACTCCGAACACCATTTCAGCCAGCAACGCAGTATTCAACGTGCAGGCGCTCGGCCAGCTGACCACCTTTGCTGAGTTGATGGCGCAGTCTGCCGTTACCGTACCGAAGCACCTGGCGGGGAAACCTGCCGACTGTATGGCGATCGTCATGCAGGCCATGCAGTGGGGCATGAACCCTTACGCCGTGGCGCAGAAAACGCACCTGGTCAACGGCGTACTGGGGTACGAAGCACAGCTGGTGAATGCGGTGATCTCCAGTTCCAGCGCCATCGTGGGCCGCTTCCATTACGAATACGGCGGCGACTGGGAAAAGATCGCTGGCAAGAAAGACGGCCGCGATGAGCTGGGCCTGTTTGTCCGGGTTGGCGCTGTCCTGCGCGGCGAAACCGATATCACCTGGGGTGAGAACATCTACCTGGCTGACATCACTACCCGAAACTCACCACTGTGGAAGACGGCCCCCAAGCAGCAGATCGCATATCTCGCGGTGAAGTACTGGGCGCGGCTGTACTGCCCTGAGGTCATCCTCGGCGTCTACATCCCTGATGAAGTGGAGCCACGCACCGAGAAGGAGATCAACCCGGTCGCCACCCAGCGCGTGAACCTAGCCGATATCAAAGGTGACACTGTAACAACCACTCACAGCGCGCAGGAATCGGCGGCCAACGTTGACGCTATGGCCGATGAGTTCCGGGATCGCATCGATGCCGCTGAAACGCTGGAGGCCGCCACCGCCGTTGGCAATGAAATCAACGAAGCGAAAGCCGCGATTGGAACCACCCTGTTCACCGAACTGAAGAACAAAGCGACGCGCCGCTATCACTTGGTGAAACACCGTAATGCGGTCGAGGCGGCGATCAACTCCCTGCCACAACCTGGCGAACCGGGCGCAGTTGAGCAGTTCACGGAAGCCGAGCGCGTGCTGTCGGCGGCCAAACGTCACCTGGGCGATGAACTGCACGATCAGTTCAGCATCACTCTGGCAGATATGAAACCGGAATACGTGGCCTAAGGGAGGCGGGAGGGTTCGCCCTCCCGGTAACGACATGTTAAGAGAAGAATCTGTTAAGCACCCGGCGATCCGTTACCACGGCGGGAAATTCCGCCTCGCATCATGGATTATCCCTCAGATGCCTGAGCACGTCTGCTATGTGGAACCGTTCGGCGGCGCTGCTGGCGTACTGCTGCAAAAGCCCCGCAGCTACGCGGAAGTTTATAACGACCTGGATGGCGAGGTGGTGAACCTGTTCCTCGTGCTGCGCGACGCTGAGATGAACCAGCGCCTGCAGGATGCATGCATGCTCACGCCGTATTCACGTGATGAATTTTGCGCAGCGCGCGAAGCCACCGACGAACCGATTGAGCGAGCAAGACGCATGGTTGTTCGCGCCAGCATGGGCTTTGGTTCAGCAGCAGGAATCGGCGGTAATTCCGGCTTCCGTAGCGACAGCAAAAGGAAATATGCGACGGCTGCGCATTTGTGGGAGCGTTATCCGGAAAATCTGGTAGCAGTATGCCAGCGCCTCCAAGGGGTCATTATCGAAAACAAAGATGCCCTGGCAGTAATGCGATCCCATGACGCTGAAACCACCCTGCACTACATCGACCCACCTTATGTACCGGAAACCCGCGTGCAGGGTAACCGTTATTACAGCCACGAAATGACTGTAGAAGGGCATGAGCAATTGCTCGCAGTAGCCAGAACGATGACCGGAATGGTGATGATCAGCGGCTACGACTCGGAGGTGTACAACGACATGCTGGTCGGGTGGAAGAAAACGGAAAAATCGTCACGCATTAGTGCCGGTAGGGGTACGAAGGTCCGCACTGAATGCATGTGGC